CCCCACAGAGCATCAAAGGGACTGTTAGCGCTCCCATTTACATCTAGGAAACCGTCTGTGTACTTCTTAATGATCTTCTTTAACGATCCTTTCTTGTTTCCTTTTATTTCTGCAATGTCCTCCTTTGTTAAAGTAATGGACGAAGCTTCTCGTAGCTTCTCGGCTACTACCAGAGGAGGATATTTATTAGACATCAAATCAGTAGACATAGAAATCAATGCGGCACTTCTTATTATCTTCTCAGTAGCAGCTATAGGAGAAGTGAAATCCGCTACAGTTACAGTAAATAAATCCTTGTATGTTTTCTCCTCACTTTCCTTAATAACAGCGCCACTAGCTAAACGACCTAATACTTCTGGAACAACCTCTTGGTACGCCTCTAAGTTTTTAGTAAAGTCTAGGTTAAACGGTGTTACAGACATACCAGCACTGGATAATAATTGATTGTTAAGGTTTGCTGAATTATCAAGAGTGTTTATAAAAGACGTAGTAACACCAGCAGCCGTAGCAAACACTGGCAGCATCCTTTGATTACTTGAGAATCGGTCAGTGACGTTCCCATCTGCTCTAACGACAGGTCCTATAATCACCCCTAAATCTGAAGGATACACAAGCGCACCATTGTGCATTACTTTACCACCAAGCGTAGGCAAGGCTATAAGACTCCCTGCTGGGTTTTTTGATGAAACCAAAGAGCTTCCGGGCTGCACTTGATAGTTCTGTTGTGAGTAGGCCTTGCCTGATATAAGATCATTAACAGCACTATTATCTCCTAGATATAAACCTGCCTTAATATCGTTTAAGATTTCCGGAGGAAGATTAGCGTCTTCTGCCCTTTTGGTCTGTATTCCTATCTGTCTAGTATCTTCTGCTCGGTCTAGAACATCCGTCTCTTTCTGAATTAGTACGCTCTTAGTAACTTCGCTAAGAATCTTAGGATCTCCTTTTGCAATATCAATAATATTATCATTAACCCCAGCAAGCTCAGCAGCCCTGGCCGCTGCATTACTTGAGTCCATCTTCTCCTGAGCACTATTCTCAGCTTCTAAAAGTGTTACCCGCATGTCCTCCAACTGATCCGCAGTAGCACTGGCTGCTGCGCTCACCATACCTTCCATACCGGGAATTTTACTCGCTCGTGATATTACGTTCGTTCTCAAGGCTTCTCTTCTAGCAGTAGACGCAACATTTGTTTCAACTTCTTGAGCAGTATTTAACATAGAGAGAGCAGCTTCACCCTGACCATACTTTAGCAAATCCTGAGAAGACTGGTAAATAGCGTCGGGGTCTTTATTCTGTACACCTATCATACCTGAACCATAAGCAGCCTGTACTCCTTGTCGCTTTCTTTCCTCCATGATGTTAGCGGGAACCTGAGACAAGCGTTCCCCCGTGTTGGCGAGAGCTTGTCCAGTGAGCATACCGTAACTAGGATTAGCTAAAGCATTTATTACTTGTTGTGAAAACCTTGGCATTAGTTATCTCCTATTAATCAAATATGTCTGCGACAGCTTCGATACCCGTGGCTGCAACGTTGCCCAGCCCTTGTACAACTCCCGGTATGATTCCACCGATGAGATTTGCTTGTCCCAACTGTCCAGCCATCATAGCATCCAGTCCTGACATTGCAGTCTCGCCGTACATGGTAGCACCCTGTCGTCGTCCTACGTCTGCTATTGATGCGTAAGGTGCAGCAGCCGACAGCATACCCAAAGCTTGTTGCTCTGGTAAGTAAGAAGCACCCAAAGCACCTAAGCCTAGCTGCTGTTGTGCCTGCTGGAGTCCAAACGAAGATCCAGCGAGACCAGCGCCCATCTGTTGTGCCGCCAGTACATCCTGAAGATTCTGAGATATAAGGCCCTGTCGTTGTTGCGCTAGTTGACCCATGAGTCCTGAGGCTCCTGCGCCTAACCCAAGCTGCCCTTGCTGTAAACCCTGAGCACCCGCAAGCATCTGCTGGCCTGCACCAGAAGCCTGTAGCGCCCTCTGCTGCTGTGCTCCCCTTAGGGCCTGCTCTTGTGCAGACAAGGAGCTACCTAAACCTAGGAACTGAGAGCCTAGGGTGGCTTGTTGAGCCTGCTCTGCTTGCGCTTGACCCATGGCTGCTAGGTACGCTCGGTTACGCGCTTCTCCTTCAGCCTTAGCCATCGCAAGTTGCTCTGGTGTTCCACCGTACATGTTAGTAGAGACACCTAAGCGTCCTTGATTAAACAGACGCTCCTCTAGAGCCATACGTTGACGTTCTTCTTCAGGACTCTGAGTATCCCTGATTCTTCGGTATATTTCTGCCTCGCGTCCCGCCATTGATTGACCTAAGCCTGACATAAAGTTCTGGCCCGCACCAAAGGCACTCGAAGCTGCATCGCGAGTAGCGTAAGTCCCAGCAGGTACTTGGTTCATCTGGCCCATACCTGACTGCAACGCCTGTAGCCCTGCTCCCTGAGAAGACAAAGCACCTACAGGGGCAGACCCTAAGAACTGAGAGGCTAGGTTTCCTGCTTGGTTCTGTAAGTCTGTGTAGCCTTGATAAGCATTAGCACCTGTCATGGCTAATCTATTAGGATCATTAGCTAAGTTAAACGCCTGATTAGCCGCCAAGTTAGTTTGATTAGCGCCTTGGACAGGCTGCGTCATATAGTAGTTAGCTTGTTGCCTCAAAGCATTCTGCTGTGCCTGAGCACCCTCAGATAGGTTTACGTTAAAGCCCCCTTGAGGCGTCATGTTTACCTGAGAAGTGCCGCTGGTTACAGAGAAAGGCTGAAACTGAGTCATCCCCGGCAACTGAGTAGCTAGTTCACCAGCAGCCCCCTGAGCGAGTCGCCCAGTAGTTCCTATGTTAGTATAGAGATCTCCGAGGTCAACATCAGTGCCAATAATTGCCCCCATTACGTCAGAAATAAGACTCATCAGTAAGTGCCTCCGTCAATCAGACCTGCCGTTAAAGTGCCTGTAATAGTAGCACCTCCAGATACAGCAAGTGTCGCAACCGTTGTCGTGCCTGTAAACGTAGGGCCAGCAAGGTCAGCTTTTGAGTTAACAGCCGTAGCTATGTTAGCAAACTCAGTACCGAACTCAGAACCTTTAATAACTTTAGCAGCGTCGCCAGAAGGCAAAGAGTCTTTAGTGGTGAAGTTTGTTGTTACTGTATAGTTAGACATTATATGGTCTTCCCTATTAAAGTTAGTACGTTAAATTCTTGCACAGACAACGGCTGTCCGTTGATATCTGTTTGTAACGCGACGTTGACGGTAGTGCCATCGCCTGTAGCGTTTACGGTAGGCTCTGAAATCAATGAGCCTGTCGTGAACTCAGCGGCAGTAAATTCTGCTACATTAAAGTACGCAGGTATCTGGCTGGCTAACCTAACAAACGCTGTTCTGAATGCTTCACCAAAATCGAATGACCACTTTACATTTACTGTGTAGCCGCTGCCCTCAACAAATGTAGGACGCAACTTCTTTAGAATCTTTAGTCTAGCTGTGTCACCAAACGACAACGCAGGACTTTGATAAACAAACTGGTAAGTGCTAGTGCCGTCGTTGTAGCCTGAGTACGTAGAGATCCCGGCTGTGCTGCCTATGTATAACGTACCGTCATCATCTCTAAAGTAGCTTTTGAATCCGTTAGAGGGCCAGCGAGTAACACGGTATGCGCCGTTCTCTAATGCGCCGCGTAGATCAAAGCAGTATGTCAGTTGCTGCGATGCGAACGTAATTAAGTAGAAACTGTTCTCAGGAGAAAACACACTCCTAAGCTCTTCAGTCTCTTCAGTGATGTTAGTAATAATGTCGTTACGTATGTTCTTGCTCAGGTCTGACAGAGGCAGTGACTTCTCTTGTATGGTGCGCTGAATACTGCGCAGTCCTTCTTTAGACATAAACAACAAGTCAGTACCTAAATTCTGCACAGTGCCTCTATCGACACAACCAATGCCTTCAATGGTATCTGATAGCGTCATAGATGCTGGTGACTCAGCGCCTTCGTAAACAACAATGCTGTCACGCCCAAAGATAATTAAGAATCCGTTGTGCGCTGCTAAGGCTACAATCTCGTCGTAACCGTTAGGCCACACTTTAGATATGTCAATGCTGCCAGAGCTTCCACCAGACCAGTGATTACCTAACAACAAATCAGACCAGTAGATTGTAGACTTGTCACCGATAAAGTCAGCAGTCCAAAGCCTGCCAAAAGCACCTAAGACTTCACCGCCGTACATTGTTGATGTGACGCCACTAGCGTGTTGTACGGTTGACATAGGTGTTACAGCGCCTAGCGTGTTGTTATACACTAAAGGCTCATAGCCTCTTTGGAAAAAGTAGAGGTTGCTATTAAAGTTTACAATCTTCCAGTTGTTGTCTGAGATTGTGTAGCCTGAAGGAGTCTCGTCAACTAGCGTAGTAGTTCCAGAAAGTATCTTGTTGTTACCTACAGAGAAAAGCTTAGAGTTTCCTAAGTCATCCCGGTACTCACCAATTGCATTAATGTAATCTGTACCTAACTCTGTCTTGTTTGTAGTGACTGTATCTGATCCTTTACGCGCTGCGATACGTCCACGCCTGTCAATGATTGAGTTGTCTGCAACAATAGCAAACGACGGATCAAGAGACAGCGGAGAGTCTTGTGTGTTTAACCCACGAAACGCAGGAGCTACAAGGTTTAGACTCTGAAGGTTCTGGGACATTAAGGAGCGCTCCAAATAACTTCTTCTGGGTGCTTGGCTGCATCTATAGCAATAGCGTCACTTAGGAATTTATCAGCAATGCCAAAGTATTCCTGTGCAGATACGCCACCTGTCTCGCCACGCTCACGCGCAAGCAACGCCACAGCATAGTGTATAACAGGAGCCGAAGGTACAATAACGCTTTCAGCATCTTGCGTGAGATCGTCGTCGCGCACAATAGCGTTAACACGAACCTTGTACACACCGTCAGGCTTGGGGTACAGATCAATCTGTGTGTCGCCAGCGGGGTCAGTTGCGTTAAACGTGTAGTACTGTGGTGTTCCTTTAACGACAGGTTGTATTAGGTAGTGCTCATCAAACCAGCGTTGAGGTCGGTACTCTACAAAGAAGTTAGAGGTGTCGTTGATAACGTCTAGCACCTTAAGGCGATTCTGTGTGCCTGTGAGTACATAGTTAAACACATCTTCTTCTGTTGTGATAGTCATAGTCAAACGCGCTGCTGACCAATCCCATGCGTTTTCTACTATGCGTTTTGAGTCGTTAACAAAGTCACCAACCATCTTACTATACGTGGTGTCCTGCACTGATGTCACTTCATCCTCGCGCAGCCTTCGTAACACATTGTTGACAACTTCTAAATAGGTCATCCTAAGTACTCCGAAAACATAGATGAAACAATAGATGACCCTGCTTTCCTAGGATCATAAGAATTTTGAGGCGTAACCTTAGACAACAAAGGAATAGGTTGACCCATAGCAGGAGCACCTAATGGATTGAAGGCTTCTAACTCATCACCAAAAGGTTTACCAAAGTTAAGGGCAGGGAAGTTAAAGCCTCCTGTGTCTACA